AATTCCTGTATCTGCACCTACAACATAACTTTGATGAACAATTGTTCCACCAGTTAATGCAGTTGCACTGATATCCCCCTGAACATTAGGTGAGTCAGTTGATGACCAAGATTCATTAGTGAGAGTTGCATTTTTAATAACTACAATCTCAAAGAAATCTCCATCTGTTGATGTGGGAAGAACCGCATAATGCTTGAGAAGAACAACCGCATCTTCTCTTCCAGGTGCGAGACGAATACTTGCAAGTGGTTCAAATGATGTTCCGACTGATGTATCGGATGTTCTTCTTACAACTCTTTCTGAAACTTTTTTTTCATAACCACCATTGGATTGAACTGATATACAAATCTGTTTCATTGTGGATGCAGATGTTGTGATTCCAGTGTTTAGAATCTCATAACGACAAGGAAGTGTTGCAGTCGTCATATAAACACTATCAAGTTCATTTGCATGATTGAAGATATGTGCAGTATGAAACTTTCCAAAAGAATTTGCAAAACCTACTCTTACACAACCAACACCCAACCACTCATATTCACTAAACATAAGTTGTGATTTTGTTATGTCCAAAGCAATTCCACTTGGATTAGAATCATTGGGGCCGCTTCCATCGAATGTATCAATATTCCATTCTGATTGTGGCACACTGATTGTAGTTCCAACTCCAGATATTGCAGTTCTTTTGATGAAACTCAATTGAGAATTATTAAGTTCCAACATCACACCATTTTCTGATGATGCATATCCTGCTCTCTGAACCAGATTTGCTTTTGCGGGATTAAAAACAAATGTCTGAAGAACTTGTAATGTTTTTCCTGGTTGATATGAAAATACTTTTTTTGTTTCACGAATCACAGAGCATCCTGCAGTTGTTCCGATTCCCAGTGTTGAAGTACTTTGTGCGGTTATGATTCCTACGGAAGAACCTGCACCAAGAATGACATCACTAAATTGTCCATCAAGGTCGTAACGATTTACATTATCAAAAAGTGTATATGGATTTGATACTTTGACTCTACCAAATAGATCGCCATTAAATCCTTGTCCCACTGGATCAAAGATTTCACCATAACGATCTGCTTGCATATACACTTCAGAGAGTGTACGTTCTTGATTTAAATAATCTTGATTATTTTTATTCCAAATAGCCATATTTTATATCCAATCTAATTTTGCGTAATGATATCTTTTATAATCTTTTACATAAATAGGATTATTTTGCTCATAAATTGGATAAATTTGCTGAACAATTACTCCCGGATATTCACTTTGCAAATGTTCTGCTAACTGTTCTCTAGAAGGAATGCCATTTTTAGAAACCATTTCCATTCTGTAAAATTGCCCTTTCCAAACAAGATCTGCAATAAATTCTTCACCGATTTGATTAGATTGATCGTGTTTACCAATATTTGAAGTTTCATTAAAGTCATCATTAATAGTGACATTTTCTGAAAGAAATTGATTGAAACTTTTCATATCAGCAATTCCATTTTTTTAATGATAGTGCTTTTCTTGTTGGACGACCTTTTTCATCCTTCATTGGACCTGGCATTCCAGACATTCTGGCACAAAAAGATTTTCTTCTTTTTGCAGCCTTAGAACCTGGCTTTAATTTCGATGGGGGAGTTGTAACTGCCATCGAAAGCTTTGATCCCGGATTTTCTCTTCTGTAGGATTCAATTCCTTTTTTATTTAAACCACCTTCGGGATTTTTTCCTTCCTTTCTTTGCCAAGCCGGAGAAGATTCTCCTATCACACCAATATTTATCAAATAATTTTTAGATCTTTTTTTTCTTTCTGTTTGCAATTCAAGATTTTCAATATCATCGGATTCTACAATATCACTTTGTAAATCGTAGTGTGCCAATTGCATTTTTGGTCTTGGCGGAGCTGGAACATATGGACCTTTTTTTTCTGGCGTATATGGTTCATAAGGACTTCCTCCTTTGCCTCTACTTGCTAACGGAAGTTGAGGGCCAGTTCTTTTTAAAAATATTTCTTTTTCATTTGGATTATCTGTTTGTGATCCCTTATTATACAGTTTTTGAGTTTTTTGTGCTCTTCTATGGGCTTCAGGATCAATAGGAGGAAGCATTTGCTCATTAGCAATTATATAATTTGAATCTGATGGCATTGGGCAAGGATAGTATGATAGAGTCTTTCCTCCCGGATATATTTTCTGAACCGCCGAATCTACTTGATCTAATGAAGGTTTATCCAAAGACGGGAAGAAAATTTTGATTGAATAAATTTTTCCCATAAACGCTAACATGATAGTATATAATTGACCCGTAGATCTAATTACCTTAAAGGATTCCGATTGAAATTCTTCATTTTTACTGCTCATGTAATCAGAAGCTGTATCAATATAATCTGTAGCCATTGTAATTTTAGATTGAACCCATGCAGGAAGCTGCATGTTCGAATCCTTTACGATGTTACGAAGTTTTGCAACTGCCATTTCAATTTGATCAAGTTGACTCATAACCATACTTCCCTCATCGTCTAACATTTTTCCCATAGCAATATCAATATGATTTTCGTCTACAAACTTTACTAATTTAGACGGATGTTTTGATGAAGCATACTTTAACATTTTTATTTTTGATGAAGGCGAAAGTAAACTAGATGCGCTTACCAATCTATCAAATTTTGCTTGAGGTGTTTCTGCGGACTCTCCCCAATTTGATGCTCCTGCTTTACGACACTTAACAAGAGCCCCAGATGCATATGCACTAGGCCAAACTTTATATCTGGCTTTTACTTTATGGTAGCAAGCGTCTTTTTTACCACTACCTTTACCCTTAACATCAGACTCTAGTACAAATTCTTCTTTTTTCATTTTTCTTTTTGGTTTATCTGTAGAAACGTAAGTTGGTTTTGATGCTCCAGTTTTTTGTTGTTGATGTGGATCTGCTGCTTTTTTTCTTCTTGCTGCAGACAATCTTTCAGATTTTGTCATACTTGCTCTTTTTGATGAAGAAACGCATTTTGGAGTTCCTTCCCCAGGTTCATCACTTGCACAAGTTCCACCAGTTACTACATTTACCCACCCAGCAGTTCCATCCTTTGATTTGGAATCTTTAAACCACTTATGCAAATTTCCCTCAGAAAATTCTACTTTTTTTAATTTAGTATAATAATCTGGAAGTTCATCTAAATGCTGAAGAGCAATTTTTCTTGCCATCTCTCTATTCTTCGTGTGCTCACGCTCAACTTTTTGCCCCATCTTTAATTGCCTTCTGATGTCAGAAACTTTAACACCATGCTTTAATGCAATTTCTTCTGGGCTTTTTGATGATTTAAGTTGCTCGGCAACTAAAGAATGTTGCAAATTCATATGTTCATATTTTCTTCTTTACTATTTAGAATTCCTTCTTTTAATAATTTAGAAAGCTCAGCAGTTGAACCAACAAAAAGCGCATTAGTAACATTTTTTGGACCTACTTTATACTTATCGTCCAAATCTTTCATCTTTTTCTGAAGATCTATTAATTTGTCTGTCATGTCAGCAACATTTTTAATTAACTGACCGGCAACTTCATATGCCCTAGGATGATCTGTATTAGATGCAACGTCTAATATTCCATTAACTGCAGTTTGCCCCTTTTCAATTAAAGAATATAGTTGTGTTCTTGTATATTCATAATCTCTTGTAGAATCTGAGATATTAGAATCTTCTATTGAATCTTCAACTTCAAATTTTTCTATCTCTGCAGAATCTATAGAAGTGCTGACAATTTCAGTATTAACATTAAATACTTCGCTTAGTTTATTGAATGTTTCCATTATATCCTCCTCCGTTTATATATCTCTTTGCTGAGAAGGACTATATGTCTTAAAGTCAGTAAAATCTTCTATGGCCTCATTAAATCCAAAATCATCTCCTGGAATAACCAAAGGATCGTCCGTAGAATTAATTAATCCGTCTTGGTTATAGTCATTAAGTGCTTTTGGAGTCGCTGTATATCTAAGCTCTCTCTTAGCATTAACTCTATCGGTAGATGAATAATAATCAACTTGAACTTTCTTAATTAGTTCATCTGAGCTATCTACAACTGGACCAAATAGATATGCCTTTGCAGTAAATCTAAAGGTATGAACAATAATTCTAGTATCTTCAAAGTTTGTTTTATCATAATTGTCGTTGAATACTATACTATCTAAAACAAACGGAATATCTTTTTTTTCTCCAATGGATTCTACTAAATCAATTGTTAGGGTTAATGCGGGCTGAAAAAATGGAAGAATTTGTTCCATTACTTGAAGTGAATCTTCATTATATTTTGACATTAAATTTAAATCAAATGTTACATTATATGGAACTGGCATATAAACTTTTCTAATTTTGTTATCATCCCCAACAGTTTTAAATGTCTGAGTTACTGCACACTTTCTAGTTGAATCATATGAAAATCCAACAATTTCAAAAGATAATCTAGGTAAAGTTATATTTCCTTTCGCTTCTAAATCTGGTTGTTGTTTTATTTTAGCCAAAAATTTCTGTATTGGACCATAAGAAATAGGAACTTTTATGGTTGAAACTTGATTACCATTTGCATCAGTTCGAACAATATTGATATCATTAAATAGTGTTCCAAATCCAACTACTAATTTTTTTATAATTCCGTGGTAAAAATAAGTTCCTAACATTAGTAATCACCAAATGGGTTTCTTTCTGTAAAATCTAAAATTAAATCCGATTCTTCTTCAATTTTTTTATTTTGAGCATAGTCACTTGAAGAATCTCCATAATAATCCACTGACATAATTTTATAATTTCCGGTATTTCCAATTCCAGAGTTATATATTGTATTTGCCGATCCAACGACAATTTCCCCAACTGAAAATCTTCCAGTAGTTTGATAAACTTTTAGTTCTCTAGTATCATGATCCCAATGCTTAACTACCGCCGTATTATTCGTTACACTTCCGGTTATAATTTCATTCAATTTAAAGTTTCCGGTTGAAATTCCAGGGACGCTAAATTCTATATTTGGGGCAACGGTATAGCCACTTCCAGCATTCGTTATATACACCGCCACTACAGTTCCACCAGCGCCTATAGATGCTTCCGCAGTGGCGGTTATACCGGCTCCAGGGGGGCTTGTAAATGACACTGTTGGCGGGGATGAATAAAATGCTCCATAAGTATTGATGCCGATAATTCCTATTCCTCCAGATGATATTCCGGCAGTAGCAGCAGCACCGGAACCACCTCCACCAATAAATGATACTGTTGGTGGAGTTGAGTATCCTCCACCAGGATCTATTAAAACAACTTTTTCTACTGATAATGTATCACTTCCTGGATATGATGTCATAATGGCCACCGCCGCAGCATTTTTTCCTCCAATTGGAGCTGAGGAAATTGCTACGGTAGGAGCCGAAGTATATTTGGACCCATCATTAACCAAATATATCCTTTGAACAACTCCATTTGCAATACTGGTTGCTCCACCAACAGTTGCTCCAATGCCAGATAAAGATAAAGTTACATTATATCCACGATCAACAAAATTGTTGTCAATGTCTTCATGGCCAGTATCAATAACCTCATCTTCAAACATAAATGGCTCACAGCTTAACTCATACACATATAATTTTCCAAGTTGATAAAACTGAGATTCATGCTCAACAAATTTAATTTCATAAATTGTATCATTAAGAGGAAAATATATTAAATCGCCTTCTTTTGGCCTAGTGCTTAACTCTGAATTTGAAACAGTTCCTTCTATGTATGGCGTTATAAAATCTTCAAATCGTTCTCTTGATATTATTAATGAGAGTGTATCTGTAACTTGCACTCCAAATTTGCCTAAAATATCTCCGTTGTTTGCAAATCCGGAATATGAGTTTATGTATGCTTCTATTATATAATCGTCAGTAAATTTTCCAATTAAATTTTCTTTAATTATTTCATCACTTTTAACAAAACTTCTTGGTAGATAATAAACATCAAGACCATACATCTTAAGCTGCTCATTGATTAATTCCTGTATTAATTTTTGCTCAGCAGAATTTCCATGAGTAAAGAACTGATTGGTTGCCATAATTATCCTATCATATCTAATGGGGGAAGCTCATAATCTGTTGACATTCTGGTTTTAATGTCTGAAAGTTCATTTACCGCATCATCATAAAGTTCTCTTCCATTTAATTCAACACCACCTGGGAGTTTTACTCCCCTAAATTTCATTAGATTTTGCCCCCATTGCTTTTTAATTAAAGCTGTAAGATACAATTTTAAAAAGGAATCATTCCAAATTTTTGGAAAATCTGATGGATCTAAAATTCTATAGCAATCAATTATGATATAACTATCTACAGCGACACTTGACCAATTCATATCAACATAAAGTCTATTTTGCCTCTTTGTGTATCGAATTTTTTTATTGGGGCTAATTAAGAATTGAATAGTCTCCAAATACTCCTTCACCATGCTATAATTTAACAGTTCTATGGAAGTAAAATTATATACATCATTTAAGAAAATTTGATATGCTATATTAAACATTCCGCTAGAAAATGTGCTATCATCAAACCTAAAGATACCTTCAATACCTATTACACTATCTGGTATCTCAATATAATTTTTTCCCTCGTAGTAAGTATATGTCGTTATACCAACAGTTTTTGATGATGTTTCATTACCTTTTGCTCTATCAATATCGTCTTGAGTAATTTTATACTTCAAATACATTTTTTCAACACCATCAAAATGCCTTTCATTAAAATATTGCAAAGCATCATCAACTAAATCGTCGATTTGATCATCATCGACATTAATTTCTAAAACTGGATATCCCAGCTTTCTTAAACAATAATCGATTAGTTCTTGTCTACTTGATGGTTTCATTTTTGACTTATTTCTTTTTGAAGTTCATTATTATTTTGTTTTAGTTCCATGTATTCACTTAAAAGGGATTGGTATTTTGCTTCTAAGATTGCGTTTTCTTTTTGAAGTAATGCATTCTTTTGCACAAAAACGTTAATTAATACATTAATATCAACTTCAGTTTCCATCAGTAACTTCCTCCATCGATTGTGTTTGTCCATACTGGGACATTTGATCCCAGTGTTGTTGTAAGTATATAGTTAGAAGTGCTTATACCAGTTCCTGGAGATCCGGTATGATTAACATAACCATCAGAATCTAAGTATGCAATTCCGTATTGATTTACTTCAGCGGGCTGCAAATAAATTCCCCTAATATCTATATATCCCCTAGTACCACTAACAACACCATTTGTAATGGTAGTTTCTGGTATATATGTCCATTTTTTCGTTGAATCGTCATATCCAAAAAATCCTTTTCTGTTTGCAGTATAACCTACTCCAGCCGAAGAATCATTATAGTCGAAAGAAATTCCTCTATCCGTATTAGTATCATAGCCATGATCTATAGTTAGCTGGGAACCAGAAGAAATTCCTGCTGTAGTAACTCCTGCTATCGTAATTGTTTTTGACGTTGAATTATAAGCTGTAATTGTTCTAAGTTGGATGCTTGGATTTAATCCACTAATGCCATTGATAATATCTCCAGTATTAATCCCAACAACCGAATCTAAAGTAAAAATACTTGCTCCTATGGAAACATTTCCTATAACTGTTCTAACAGTGGATGAATCTCCAATATTAAATATTATTTCGTTACTACTCAATATTGATGAATTTACTATTGAGCTTGTTCCATCAACTTGAAGATTTCCCTTTATTACTACAGTTCCACCATTATGAAGACCTTCAGGGCTTGGATCTAAGTATAAGACATCTGAAGTAGATTTAGTATAAATTCTATTTGATCCAATTCCAACAGAATCTATAACTAAATCACCACTAACAATTCCTCCCGCTGTTATATTTACTGTTGAAGCTGTAATCCCACCCCCAACAACAACTCCATTAATTACATTAAAAAAATCAATATACTTATTTTGATCTACAATGACTGCAGAATCTGCCGTTAAAATTCCATGTTCTTGATCGAGCATGGAAGTATAATATTCTCCACCAACTTGAACAGCATTTCCTGTGCTATTACCAACCCAAAGTCTTCCTCCAGTATCTCCCGCAGTTCCAATTCCGGTTGAAACTGCAGGCTCTCCGAATTCTAAAGAAAATGAAGTTGTTGCTAAAGAAGTTCTTTTAATTCTTAATTTTGTACTTTGATTTACATCTAGCGTATTAGTAACTTTCCATTTACCCTCAGCAAAATTATAACGAAGATATGATCCCTCTACTGCACCAGTAACATCAAACCCAGGAATATCATTAACTGAAGTATTTAAACTTCCTACAACTTTAATTGCGCTTTGATCTGCTAATCTTACTCTTATTTCAGAAGTCATGTGGTAGAAACTCCTGCTGTTACTGTAACTATTCCCTCAACGACCCGTGTTTTAACATTATTTCCATCAGTAAGTAGAAGATCATATACATATTTTCCGGGCTTCATTGTTGAAGTTATCGTAGACCCCAAAGAAATTCTAACTTGTCCTACAGGAGGAGCTGGAAACGAAACTCCAAGACCAACTTTTGTTCTACTTGTTGGATGTTTTTTAATATGACAAATTCCAGAATATCCCGACATATTAATCGGGCTATTATTACTATCTTCGAGTAAAAATAAATTTGTGTAGTCTGCTCCCTGGGGAATAACTAAATTTACAACTCTGGCTATCATCTTTGGTTACAGGACTAGCATTTGTTAAATATTTATAACTTTTCAATTAACTTGTATACTAATTCTTTAAGCTCAGACACATCTTTTTTCAAATCTTCAATTTCGTTTTTTTCTTGAAGTTTTCTATTTCGGGATTCAATGTATGCATTATACGCACTTTTATCTTTGTTAATTATAGCCATAGAAGTCTCATCTCGGTACAGATGAGACTCCCCCTCAACTCGTACTAAATTCATGCTAATGCTATTGCAGATAGATTTGATATTAATGGAGGCGTTGCTTGGTTAGTTCCCGCCATAATCACTTTTATCATAAATCCCGTAAATGGTTGTAAGTTATCAACTTTATAAGAATAATCTAAAAATTCTGAAGAATTTACTTCCAAATTATTTCCAGTGCCATCATCTATTTGATTTGACCCTGGGAAAAATGTATACGGTTGAGTAGTATCGGGAGAATCTGCTCTAAAAACTTTATACATCACTCTTATATCGTTAGAGTCATATTTTATTGCAGTAAACCTTACGTCCAAAGAAGTAGCAGGATTTTCAAGAATAACTTTTTGACTAACATAAGTTGCGGCATGAGGATCTAATCCGGTTTGATTAACTCTAGGATCTGAAATCACATCATCTATCGGTTTATCGATTCTGTTAGTAGTAGTTATAACATTAACTCTATCTAAATCGATAATTGGGCTTACATTCTCATTTGCCGTTGTTAAAAATAGTTCCATAAACATGGATTTATTTTTTGGTATATTTGTTAAAAATGCAGTTTCATTTACGTCGGAACATATTATTCTTGGGGAGTTAAAATAATTAATTTGATTTAATGATATTTCATCAAATCCCTGATCTGTAAATGAGGATTCTGTTCCATTTACGCTAGTTCCTGATACTGTTCTTAGTCTAGCTGAAACCTGGGTTTTATCTAAAGCCAAGAATTTTATATTTGGCCTTATTGTTTCAAATGCAATATTTTGAGTTGCGGTAGCGTTTATTCCACCAACTTGTTTTGTTTTTGCAAACCTCAAAATTGGAAATCCATTAGCAACACTTCCATCTCTAACGATTCCGACAGATGAATTTGAGGTATCAAGTTTTAAATAATACTCATCAATAGAATTGTTTAAGACTTCATTACTACTCGATAAGGAGTGTGTTTTATTAATCCTTCTCAAGGAAACTCCAGACAGTTCATACTTGTAAACTAAATCACCAATTTCATGTTGATTCGCAATCGTAGAATCAACTTTTCTAATAATTCCGGTTAAGGAACTACTTCCCGCATCAACTCCAGTATATCCAATAATTTCTGAATTTACTATAACATATCCTGGATTAGAAGCAGAAACAGAAACATTTTCAAAACTTGTAAATATCCCAACTGAAGAAACTGGTATGGACGAAGATGCTGTTGCCAGATAAACCTGTGTTAATTTTTCTGGAGGTAAATCCGAAGTTACATTACTTATAACTACTAGATTTGATTTTGAATGCATTCCATGATTTCTGTGATTTACTTTAAAATGCAATCCATCTGAATCTGAATTTGAAACCAAACTTACCGGAATTGTAGGATCCGAAGTTGCATTATAGAAAAATGTTTTCGCAACTCCAGCATCTACCCACCTGAGAGAATTTGCGAGATCGAATGTTCCCTGAACATCTTCAACAATGATGGAATTGTACGCTGATACAATTCCAACATTAAACCTAACATTTTCACTTAAAGCTCCAAGTTTAAGTTGAACAACATCACCAACTGCATAACCTCTTCCTCCTGCAGTGACTGTAGCAACTCCAATATTCCCATTATTTACTGTTACTTGAGCCACTCCTCCAGTTCCAAATCCAGTTACGGAAACTATATTTACGTTTGTAAACGTATATTGTCCCGAGGATGGAGTTACTCCAGATCCGACGTTATTGATTGTTAAAGCTAGTGTGCTGCCAATTCCAATCGCCCCCAGAGTATTTACTAGTCTTCCAGTTGCATTTGTATTATTATTTTGTGTTATAATAGTACCAATTCCAAGTGGAGTTGATATGGTATTTGCTAATCCAATTATTACTTGATTTGATATAGTTTTAATTGGTTCTGGCTTTAATTTCGCAATTTGATTATTTCCCAAATTTAAACTTGGGTTATATGATGTAAATGTTCCGGGTTCTCTACTAAATTTTGCACCATAAATTGTAAACTTAAGATCTTCTAATTGACTTGGATCCCAAGTAGCTCCATTTTGTGATTTGAATAGTGATCCCAAATAAGGTTGCTGTGAAACAATTACTCGTTGAGATTCTGATAGATTGGCTGAAGAGATATCAACCTCTCCCATTCTAGAAATCCAAGTCAAATAATTTGAAGAATCAGTTACTAAAACTAGAGCATATTCACCGCCATCCTTTAAGTAAATTGGAGATGGGAAAGTAAATTTAGTTGGAATAGATGCATCATTAGAAATACTAACGTCACTAGGCTGAAGAGTAACTTCAGCAAATGGTAAAATTGTTGAAGTTGGAACTCCTCCAGACAGAGAACGTATTTGACACGAAACCGGCAATGTGGCATCTTTGCTATAAAAATATACTTCAGCGGAAGTTAAGAAAAATCCACCGGCAGAATCAACTATGAATGATTCGGCAAGCGGATCATACCAATTTCCGATTCTAGTTGTAGTTGTTTGATCTAGTATGGTGGAAACCGGAGATAAATCTCTAGTTTCGGTCACTCTTCCCTCAATAACCCTGGATTCAGAAGCGGGAATTCTTTGAACCTCAGCATTTCTTGTGGATAATGTCACTTCTTGAGAAATGTTTAATTCACCAGCAGCAGTAAATGATGATTCTACTTGACTTATTACTTCTCCCGGTATATACTTATTGTCCTTATCTGAGATTAACAAGAATGTTTTTGTTCCTGTTCGGAATTTAGGACTTGATGTTATATTTGGATTTGGAATATAAAATGATCCTATAAATGTTCCAGCTTCATCTGAAACAAATCTTTTTCTTGATACAACAGCAATTGCACCACTTGTTTGCCCCACAAGTCTTGATCCAGTAATAAAATATCCATAATATTGGGATTCTGATTTAATTTCTAATGAGCTGGTATCAATATTCAAAATTGTTGTTGATGCTGAGTAGTTTGATGGCAAGGTTTCATTGACATTATATGGATTTCTTTGGTAAACTTCAGTTGGATTAAGAACATCACCATACTTGTGATTAGCCTTTGCTATTTTCCCACTAAAAATTGCAGATTCTCCAGACCATCGGCCCGAAAAGGCACGAACAGTTTCTCCTGGAACAAAAATTCCAGAAACCATTGAAATCTCAACTAGTTTTGGCATTGTATATTCAAATACATCTACATTATTAAAGAAAGGATAAAATAATGTACTTGGTTTTACTCGTTTTGCAATCAATTCAATGTTACGTTCCCTCATGAATGGAATTATTTCTCTTCCAACTAATCTGTCGCCTAAACTGACAGTATTGACATCTTCAGTGACTTTAAATTGAACCCCTGTTCTAGATTCAGAACCTATGGTCCTATATGTTTCCTCTAAAACTCTTTCCGAAGTTAAGGTTCTTGTTGTTGTACTTGAAAATGTTGGAGCTATAAATGGCCATTCATCTCTTCTGGCAGTTCCTGCTCTAACTTCTGGACCAGTCTCACTATTAAGTCTAACATTAGTTACTCTTTCTGCCGAACCAATTAATTCTCTTCCAGTCCACTGTGTTTCCCATGCACCCCAATCGACAGGACTCATTCCAGTATTTGGATCTATGCCCAAAACGTTCATTAAGGCATCATAATTTCCTTCTTGCTTTACATTTTTAACTTCTAATTTTTTCTCTTCAAACCATGTGTCTGAATTTGGATTGAGAGTAAGAGTTCCTGTCCACGTAACAACTGAAAATGGATTTACATTTTCAACACGAGTAGCAAATCTTTGCTTAATTTTTTCAACTTCAGTATATTTCAACATTGCAAGTTTGCCAGATTTAACAATATTTGAACTGTATTCCGCAGTAAAATCTGGATATAAATCTAGTGAGGTTGTATAGTGTGACGGTCTTAAAACTCCTTCAACGGGATCTATACTCGCATTAAAATCCGGATGAGAGATAGTATGGCTAGAGTGATTATTAAAATTATCAACGAAAAATCCACTTTTGAATCTGTCTAATCCAGTAACGGCATCTTTTATTGATAAATTTTTAGTATTAGTTTCAAGTAAAGATAGTGAAGTTAATTTTTCAACTTCAGTAATTCTATTTTCAAGTTTTTCAATATCTTTCATTGTATAACGCTTATGTTTTGAAGTCGTTATTTTTACATCTTGTTTTACATTATATACATATGGATTTACTTTAACTGTTGCAATTTCCAATGATCGTGTAGTATCAATTGGCTGAACTGGATTTTCTGAAGGAACTCCACTTCTAACAACAAAAATACCATCTTTAGATAAGTAAACTTTATCAATTCTTCCGAGATAGAATGAATAGTCTAATAGTATCGAAGATGTATTTTTTATTGGGTTTGTTACGTTTGTTCCAGAGGATGTAAAATTTCTTGAGCCAAATTCAAATGGAGATAAAGTTGCAGAAGCTGGATTGTAATCACTAACTCTTGGTCTTATATCGATAATATCTGAAGCTTTTAAATTGCCGGAAATTGATGGAAGGTTGTTTTTATAATTTTCCGATGAAAAACTGGAAACGCAAATAAAATCTCCAGTATTCCCCGAAGCACTAGTATAATAATCATAAACAATGGTTATCTTTCTTGTAGGAACTTCAGCACCAATTTTTCTAATAATTTTTCCATAATCGACATATTCAGGAAGGTTTCCGCTATCAAATGAATAAAGGCTTGAAATGTTTTTTGATGGAACATTCACACTAGAAATTTTAGCAGAAATATTCGAATTTGGGATAAAAATATTTTCATCTTGAACAAAAATTGAATCATTTTCATACGTAAATGTAATTGACGATGCAGTTACTGATACAATTTTTCCAATTGCCTTTGATGTTCTTCCATTAACATATTGACCAGGAAGTAGCGATAAAATACTTCCATTAATTTCCGATAAATCAATTTTAGGTAAAATCGGATCATTTAAATCTGAAGATTCATAAATTCCATTTATCCTTATAACATCAGCTACATTTAAGCAAATTTCCGAGTCTTGTACTCTAGTTCCATATATTGTATTATACGTTAATCCATCTATTGCTGCTGATGATTGTTGCTTATTTGATCTATTGATGGTTAGTGCAGCAGAACTAATTAAAATTCTCTCCTGAGGCTTAGGATTTATTTTTTCTAGTGTAGCAGTTAAAATTGCATTAGAACTTGTAGATTTTGACAGCTGTGAAATTGTTATAGTCTTTGCAGAGTTTGATAGTACAATTTTTCCTGGAGATAAAGTTTCTATTGTTCCATCGCTATATGTTAAATTGTAATCCGTTGGACTAAAATCTTTGAAAAATAAATTTGAATCCGATTCCGTTACAGTAAATGTGGATGAAGATACATTACTAGTGTAAGATTTTTTAATCGATAATCTAGTTTTAGCTAAATTTACTGTCGCAATGTTTGGATGTGGAAGTGTCTCATATAAATCTCTAGCTGCTTTATTTTTCAATTCTCCTGAGACAATAACTAGATCATTTACAGTTATTGTTGATCCCGGAAGAGTTCCATCGTTAATATTTGTTGTGCTACTAATTCCAGAAACAGTAAATGATTTTAAATTAGAAGCTACCGCAGTAACCTTATTATATGTAGAATCTGTCCCGGATGGTTTAGTATATCGAATTACGTCCCCAACTTTTGGGGGATTAACTGATGATGTTGTTATTCCAATAGTTACATTACCACCACTCGTAATTGTAAACGCAGTAGAAGTGGGAGCAATTTGCTTAGATTTGTTTAAAATTAAATCTGCAGAAAACACAGATGCAGTTACAGAATCTGTTCCAAAAATAGATTTTACATCATCAAATCCATAATCTCTTACTGTGGTTATTGTTTGAGGAATTCTTACTTCATTAACAATTAATTGCTCCCCAACCATAAAAGTTCCCTTAGTATCATATAAAGTTACTGAGGATGATCCTGAAACGGACTGCCTTAAAAATCCTGTAGCACCACTATTTGAACCTTCTATTTTAGCGGGGGCAGATATAGTTACACTACTTCCCAAAGTTAAACTAGTAAATGTTGTAATATCGTAAATTAAAAGTTCATATTCCGTTGTATCATTTAAATAAACCGAATTTGTCTGATGAAAATCATAAATTCTTGCTAAGCCAATTTGATTTCCTGAAATAGTACTCGGGCTAGAATTGTTTATCCTACTATCCGTTAAGACAACAGTATCCGTATATGCAAATCCAACCCTAGGGGAACCATATACATTATTAACTAAAATACTGGAACATGAAACAAAATTTATAGCAGAATTTTCTACACTTTTTGTTGTTCTTGCTTTAGGAATATCGATAAGTGTTGATGATATTTTTTCAATATCATATCCTTCAACATAAGCCTTTCCTGGACTTATATCTAAAGTTAATAGTTCTTCCGATGGTTTTTGTCCGGATAATGTAGTTTGATCTTCGGTATAAACTCCGTTATTTCCTTTATAATCATTTAAATTTTCTTTTGCAAAAATTTCAAAATCTTTTACTGAATAGTTTCCAGACTCATCATACGTTCTTTTTGCAAGTAAATCTTTAAAATAAGTTTCATTTGATTTAGGTGGAGTAAATTCTTGAAGAGAACCATTTAAAACTCTCATTAACTCTATAAAATTTTCATCATTAAAGTCTTCAATATCTTTTTTTATTAATCTTGTAGATATTTTTAGTCTATCCGCACCTGGAGCTGCAAAATTAGAATACCCTTGAGCATTATCATTTAGAGATTCATCGTCAAAGGAATTTATCAAATCTTCTTCAATTAAAAGACCAATTCTTGCGCTAGGAGTAATTGAATACTGATCTATAATTATCGTTTGCTTCAAAACTTTTACAAAATGTCCACGAATAAAATAGATACCATCATTTATTGCAGCTATAGATGCATTTCCTGTGGCATTTTCTGCAACTACTGTGGCAAATGGAGAATTTTCACGAATAATTGTAGTTCCATTTAATTCAATGCTTGTATTTGTAATTAAAATTTCTCCGGGTTGAAATTTGTTGCCCGTAAAATCTGTAGTATCTGAAGATGCGTATCTGAAATATAGGGTATTTAATCCTAAAGTTGATTCCGAATTTGTAAGAACCAACTCCACCTTTGCGCTAATTCCGGTTGTTTGCCCAGTAATTGTAACTCCAATGAGCTTGTCTAAATATGAATTAATATTTGCACCGAAATAAACTGAATCTAAACAAACATAATCTATACGATTATCATAGGAAGTTTGCCCAGGAATTACTTTCGTTCCCTCCTTAAAAAAATGATTTCCAAATGACTCGATTTGATTCTGTAATATTGACTGTAATGTACTTAATTCTCTAGCCTGAACTGGATATCCTGGCTTAAAAAGAACTCTTTTGTAGTTTTTATCTTCATTAAAGTCGTCAAAATATGGACTTATGTTTAGATTAGTATTTTGTGGCATTGTTTAAAACTCTAATACAACTTTAACGTCTTCTTTTTGATTCGGGGAACGAATAATCGCTGCTCTGTTATCTATATAGAGAATTTCTCCTGAGTATTTTTTAATCTCGGGATTAGCGCATCCTCCAATATATGATTGGCCCAATTTAACAGTTCTGGTATTTACTCCAGATCCAATAGTTACTGAATTTGCTGGAGATGCTGAAGATCCAAATGTGGCATCAATTATTAAATTTGTTCCTGCTGTTGCTCCAGTTATTAGATGAGTTCCTCCAACTCCAATTTCCGAAGTAAATTTTACAATTCTATATCCAACTGTAGTTGAGGCAAGCCCAACGGGCTGATAATATTTCAATATTCCCGTTGTATTGTCCCAAGAAGCAACAACACCAATAGCAGTTGAACCAATTCCAATAGTTTGTTCAATAGTGCTATCTACATCATATTCAACATTCGAAATGCTAGCCCCTGTTGAACTTTTAAGTTTTAATGAATATAAAGCACTATATTCCGATGCAGTAAGTAGTTGATTTTCACTACCATACGCCAAAGGATTTTTTATAATTCCAATTCTAGCAAAATCATTCCCAATAATTGTATCTGGATTATTCTCATCATTTTCAAATCGGGAATATATCATAAGGCGATTTGCACCAAGTTCACGATAAATGTCAAATCCATGTCCCCCTGGAGGTGGAATTATAACATTAAACTGTGCAATTGAAGTTGTAGCAACTCCAACATTATTTAAGCCGCTTATTGGTCCGCCAATTTCAGATCCAGGAGCACCTGGATAAAATTGTAAAACTGCTTTTGTATATCCACTACCACCTTCAGTAATAAACACATCTGAAACTTTCCCCGAAGAATCTACAGTTACAGTGGCCTTTCCTCCAGTTCCATCTCCTAAAATGGGAACATTTTTGATGGATGTGCTTATTGGTTCATATCCATCTCCACGATTTTCTATAATAATTACTTCTATTTTTCCATCAACCGCATTATTTTTTATTTCTTCAGACTCTCCAGTTCCCCAACCATTCGGAACTGGTATATATTCACTGGAATCAAATTTAATAATGTCTCTTGGGGAAATTGTATATAGATATTTCCATACATATCCATCACCGGAAGTGCCAGCAGCCCTTGGTTCAAGATCTGTAAATAATGGCTCATCAATTGAAGGACTTCCCGTTGGATTTTCTGGAGTAGTTCCATTATTAAGACAAATATAAACTCTATAATCACTATTAAGAACATAATAATTTGAGTCATATAACCTGTTTGAAAATGTGATTGGTGAAGGATTTAGAACATTATAATCATTTCTATACATTTCATAGGTGGTTCCTGCACTCCATTCGAGTTTTCGAATAACTCTCCTCAAATCTAAAGAATTAAATCTTTTCAATGAAATCATGGTGTCGTGACAATCATTTAATCCTCTAAACATATCTTGAGGAGATGGGGGATTATCGTTCCAATCAGTAGTTCCTGATCCTGTTGCCGTATCATATGGATTCGGAAGTCCTATGAATGTATAATATGAATAATTTGTGGATCCAATACCAGCAAAAGTCTCAACAAATGATTGAGCATTCAATATCCTAAATTGATCTGTAATTATTGCGGACATGTTATTATAAATGTTTGTACTATTTAGTAACTCTCTAAGAGAGGTCGTAATCTTACTACTATTGGTGCTGTGGAAATTCCGAGAAGTCCAGTATTACTTAATGTAAATTGTTTTGGTTCCTGTCTACTATTAAATGTTAATCTGCCCCAACTGTAATATCCACACCTATTTTGACTTGTTTGAGCTATTCCTGAAACTGAAATTACATTTGAGTATACTGTAACTATTCCAGAATTGACATCCGAAACAAGATGATCCGCTCGATATACATTATCAATGAATGTGGATCCAATACCAAGAACATTAAATCCGTTTGATGCATCTATGGAAGTTACTCCAGATCCAACATACGTCTGGCTTAAAACATAATAGTAACCAGTTTGAATTCCACTTCTAGCAATACTTCCATATGAAGTTGAGCTTAAAGCTTCATCGCAATCAAATTGCAATATAATCATAGGACTAGTTGTTGAAATTCCAGTAGCACTTGTTGCTATTCCAACTATTGTTCCAAAGTCACCGGTTGCATTTACATTATCTAATCTTTCAAAGTATGGGGGCTGAGGAGCAACTAATACGTTTACCCCAACAGATTCATTATAGCCAAATCCGGGTTCAACTATTGATATAGATTGAACTGTTCCTCCTGCAGAAATAACAGTTGTAGCTGTTGCTTTAACTACTTCAGAGTCTGTTACTGAATATTTAGCTGTTTGTCCAACTCCAATTATTCTAAAAGTATCAGTTCCCAATGAATTGATATTTCCACTCGAATTTGTTGTTCGTATCCAGTTATCTCCATCAGAAGAAACCAAAACAAGCCCATTTGATCCTGAAATTAAATAAACGCCATTGTTGTAAGTTATATCAAATAAATCATAGGCTGCATATTGGGATAGTGTGCTATTATATGCCCAAATTCCACCGCCATCGGTTGATTTTATTAAAGTCGCACTATCTCCAACGGCAAAGTGAATGCCATTTAAATATTTTACAGAGGTTAGATTATTTGAAGTTCCTGAAACTTGAGAAGACCAAACAAATCCATCAGAAGATCTAGTTATATATCCACCATTTCCAACGGCAACATAGTTGTCTACTCCAAAAACAACAGAATTCAATTCATTTGAAGAAGGTGTTGAGCGAACAACCCAAGATGTGGAAATACCGGAATATACCTCAGAAACTAAGGCACTTCCTCCCGCACCAACAGCTATAAACTTATTATTTCCATAAGTTACTGAATTAAGATTTCCAGTATATGCTGCTGTTGGATATTCGAAGGGAATAATTCCTCCGGCGTATACTCTAGAGAAAAATGTTCCAACTCCAGTCCAAGATGTTGCATTTAATGATGAAAATATTGTTGATCCATTACCAACAATGACCCAACTTCCATTGCCATAAGAAATTGAATTTAAATCTTGAGCAGATATGGCTGCTTGATTGTCCCAAATAGTAAAATTCAGTGAAGTAGAAATACCACCAACATTTCTACATGCAACAAAAATTCCGTTTCCAAAATCAAAGTCATTATAATTTTCAACTGTGGCAGATTCTATTGTTCCAGACACCCAAGTTTTTCCATATTGTGGTAAAATTGGCTTAGTTGTCGAAATTGTAATTTCTGGAGCAGTTGAATAATTTTCTCCACCACTTAATATTGTAAAGTCTGTTATTGTACCAGCGGCAGAAACAACAGCATTTACTCTAGCAGATACTGTTTGCTTCTCATCAATTAAATTTACTGAATTTTTTATTTGCGGCAAATTATCTAATTGTCTAAAAATTGGAAATGCATTTTCCACAAATATTACAATATCACTAGTACTTACTGGCTTAATTATTCTAGATACTGGAGAAATTCTTCCCTCCAATGGTATTCTTGCTTTAGATACATATGAATTGTTGACGATTAAATCGGTTCTTTGCTTCGTATGATTTAGTGTTCTGTAGAATGTTGGGTCAGTGTTAATACCAACATCAATATAGTTGGTTGTTCTAGTTTCTGTCAATGAAGATATTTCAGTTACAACTCGCTTTAATTGCTCAACATACTGATCCCTTTTATTCAATACTAAACTATCCCCAATTTTAACTTGATTTAAACTATCAATGTCATCAACGTCAGCAGGAGATGCTTTATAGAAGAATATTAAACATTTGCTTCCTTCTGGTGGTGGAGTAGTAAATACAATTCGTTCTCCTCCAACTAAACTATAGTTTTCTCCTGGAGACTGTAGAACATCATTCAATATGATTATTAGTGTTTCTTCTGGGTTTATTCCTGATCCGGGAAGAGCACTAATATTATAACGTTCTGTGGTAATGTCAGTTATTGTAATAACAAATGATCTTGAACGTCCATTGAATTGAGATGAAATGTCATCGAGAAGTGTTAAGTTGCCAAAAGACCATCCCGAAAATTTGTCCGTTATAATATTTTTAATTGTAATGTTAAATGCACTAGTTCCCACTCCAACTGCAGTCGGAACACCGCTTATTGTTAAAACGTCATTTGGTTTGTAACCCAATCCACGATTTGTAATTTCAAATTCAGTGATACTTCCTCCAACCCCAACAGTAATATCGATCTTTCCTCCAGAACCAGATCCACCTATGAGTGTAAGATTGGAATATGCAGTTGGAACTCCTACAGATATAGTTGGAGGATTTGTTGATGCGTATCCAGAACCGCCAGAAATAATATTAAATCCGGTAATTAGCCCAACGGAATTTCCAGTGCCAACTAAAGCAACTATAGATGCACCAGAGCCAACCATCCCCAAAATTTCTACGCCAGAATTAGAACGATATCCAGAACCACTACTCTGTAAAATTAAAGATTGAACTGTTCCTGCCCCAGAGATTACTGGAATAGCAAATGCTCTAGTTAATGGCTGATATCCGGACCCCAAACCTGCCATCACCTCATTAATATATCCCCCCTTGGGCAATGATAGTACATCTGTACCTGTAAATTGGATAGAAGCTCCAATTCCTATTGCAGCTCGTTCTTTCATGCTATAATCAATTACTGGTTTTTGGAGAATATTATTAAGCAATATTATTCCGTAATTTGGCCCAAGGACATTGCTTCCTACATTTGTAACAATTCCAGTGACATCATTATTGTAACTGGATAATTCATATTCTGTATTTGACCCATTAAATTGATTTGAAATATCATCAAATATATAAACATTATCATAATTAAATCTATAAAATGCTCTTCCGGCAAAAGTTGATCCAGTAGTTAATCCAACTGGACCAACTTTTCCATAGGGTGGAGTTGTAAAGTGGATATATCCTTTACTGATATTATAATCGCCCCCCAAAACGGTAACAGCGGCCCCAACAGTATGAGCAGCAGCTACAGTTCCCATTGAGCCTCGAACAACCGAAATAACATTAGTTGATCCTAAACCAACAACTCCAATTTTAAGTATTTCATTATCAATTCTAAACAATAAATTTGCTGATATTGAAGTTATTCCGGTTAAAGTTAGAGTAGTATCTCCAACAGAAACTGGACTTGATAATGAAGTGCTTATTTTCTTTTTATGCAATGGACTTTGAATAATATTATCAATAGTAATTAAAGATCTGGCATTAGCTAAGTCTGATGGGACAGATAAACTATGTGAAGAACCAGCACCAACTCCTAATCCTCCCCCCAAATCTCTAAAGGTTAAATAGTGGCCATTTGCTACTGCATCAGTTTTAATTCCAGAAATCTTAAATCTGTTATTATCAACTTTGTATATGAATACTCTTTCCGGTAAGAAATCTGTGGTTATGCCGCCAAGTACTCGATCGGTTGAAGCTATTGCAATTCGAGTTCCTCCTGCGCCTGCATCATAAATTGCTTCTTCTCCTGTACTAAAGTTGTGCCCTGGTAAGTTTACAACGCTTCCTCCAACTCCACAGACATTCTGAGCTATGAAATAATTTGAAAGAACTCCAAGACCCTTTGATGTCAGTCTAAACGTTGAAAGGCCAACAACACGCCCACCCTTTGCATCTGTTCCAATACTAGTTCCGTTAAATTGGGAACTAATATCATCAATTTTTAATACTTTATTTGTTTTGCAAACAGAAAAATTAATTAATTTTTTGGTTAAAAATCCTACAGTTTTAGATGTATTATCGTTTGTAGTAACTTCATAACTAGTATCAAAATTTTGTACAGTATCAAACGATAACGTATTTTCTATAGCTATCGTTAAATCTGATAAATTATCAACTCTTACTGCAAGATTATTGCTTCTACCAATTCCAGTACTAGGAACAGAATTTAAAATTAAATCCCCAAAAACTTTAAATCCAGATGGGTGTGCCAATGATAAAACTGGATCAGTCCAATCCTCTTTATAAATTTTACTATTAATTGCGTATGAAAAATATTGATAATATTCACTATCATGAATTCTTTGATCAGTGTTATTTAAAAACCCAGTCTGAGTAAGCCATCCGAGTTCTTTTTTACATTCTCCATCAATTTTGTATGAAGATTCTGTCAAAGTTATTTCTTCAATGGTTCCTTTAGAGTTAGAACTATTTCCAACAACAATGGTTCCAATATCTAAAAATGTTTCATTTCCAGATAATTTTAAAATACTCTTTTCTTTGTTCCATCCATTTTTTTGAACTTTAAAAATATCACCATCATTATAGATGATCTCGTTCTCAATAAAATCACTTTTTCTCATAGTTGAGGTAACTTTTGCAATTTCTTCACTCTTTATTACTCTACCAACACTATTATCTGCATCAAAATATCCTCCCGTTATTCCATATCCAACAATTGAATAGCTAATTGATTCAAATCCAGAGGCATCATTTATACTTGTAACAGTAAATGTTCTATAATTGTAGTCTTCGGAATTATATCCAGTATCTTGAGATGATGGATTTAATAATTTAACTCCCTCAACAAAAATTTCATCACCAACCTTAAATGGAAATTCGATATAGTTTCCACTTTTTGGTAAAATTTCTAAGGTATTTGTTTGGCCATCTGAAGTTGCATTTGAAATACTAACTCCGTTAGAATTATTTACGCACAATAATCTTGGCGGAATTTCTGATAGTCCAGTTTTATTGACATCAATAGATGCGCCAACTAAAATGCTTCCCTCAATAACTGTAGTGAATTTAAGTTCTGGATGATCTGGAGAAATGATCTTAGGAGGAACTAGATAATTTTTTCCTCCAAATGTAACTACAATTTGATCTAATTCGTAATTGTTAGATAATCTTACAGTAAATGGAACATCTGCTTTTGGCGCAAGAGTTGGATCAGTTGGAAAATCATATCCAGAATTTAGAATTGAAATATTTTTAATGCTTCCAATCTTTTCTGATACTGGACTTAGCACTGCACCGAAACCACTTTCTGTAGTTATTGTAGTTATTCCGGGTAAAGTTTGATAGCCGGTTCCGGTAAATCCAATCGAAATTGATTTTATTGGCCCAAGAGCAGTTTTTGATGACGTATAATAGTAAAAAGTGCTAATTCCGCTTAAGTCATATGTTAAAACTTCTGGAACTTTTGATAAATTAAATTCTATGGTAGTACTTCCGACAGAAATTGCACTATAACTAGAATCATATCCACTAGTTTCAACTTCAATTCTTGAATTTGATATTACATCATAGTCTACATTATATGCTATTGCATTATTAGTTATTGAACTAATTCCGACTGGAGTTAACTTATAATAAAATACATTTGGGATTTCTTCGGATAACTTGAGTTGAACTGAAGTAGTTGCACTTTGATCTCCAGGACTTCCAATTCTAGTAATGTCTTTTTGTGCTATTTTAGTTGTAAAAGAACTGTCTAGATAAAAATCTAAAACTAGATTTTTCATCGAACTGTCGGAAACATTAAAGTTTACAGTATTTCCTCTGGTAAATTTTAATGGGGGATTAATTAACCCTAAAGTATGATTTCCTGATCCAGTAGTAGTAAATCCTATAGAATTATAATTTAAATTAGTTGCATCATTATAATATTGAGCTAATTTTATATTATTATTATCAACCTTAATTACAAAATATTCTTCTCCTGAAATTAAAGGAGATGCTGAAGATGCAGCAGAATAAACTATTTTATCGCCAGTTTTGAATGAGTGGTTTGAAATCGAAATAACGTCTTTAGAAACTGAAAAATATGTCGATGCGACAGAAATTGGATTGACAATTAGTCTAGCACTAGAGTCATCAAATTTTAATGTTACAGATTCTATTAAATTTGGAGTAATCTTAAATGTAAAGTCATCGGAAACTTTTAAATTATGCTCATTAAAGGTAGTTAGTATTCCTTTTACTGTTGTAAATTCCCCAATTGGGTTTAAGTTTGTTGTTTCAAGGCCATGAGATTCTCCTGTGCTGTTACTAATAGCTTTGAAATATAATTTAGAAGTGCTTCCAATTCCAACAGACGTTGTAGAAATTCCGAAGTTATCATTATCAGTTTTTACAATATAGACAATATCTCCATTCTGCAATGTAAATTCTGGGGTTAAAGATGGATTTTTTGAACAAGTTAGTCCAACTCCAGAAATCGGATAATATTTTAATTTTTGGCCAGAATTGTATCCATGCCCAGGCATGTATATGTTTTGAGGCTCAATTTTATTATATGCCCTTTGCTTTACTATTGTTGTAGTTCCAATTCCAACAGAAGAAACTGAGGAGCTGTTATAATCTACAGTAATACTAGTGGCAGTTGTTGATACAACAATGGCGGAAGAGATGCCTATGTTTGTTGCCCCACTTAACTCAATAATATCTCCAATTTTAAATGAATGCCTATAAAAGCTAATTTTTGTATAAGATCCTTGCCCAGTTTGAATTCCAATGGGAACAAAAGTGACTCCAATGCCAACATACTTAATTGTAGCAGTTGTTCCAATTCCAACTTCTACTTGGGGATTAAAATACTTTATCGTATTTAATTCTGTGCTGCTATTTGTCCTTATGCCTGAAGGAGTTCTAAATGAAAATGTCCTCGGAATAAGTTCTACAGAAGCTCCTGCAGTATGTATTCCGGCCAATGTAGAGTTATAACCACGAAGAATTTTATACGTATTATTTGATTTGTTAACCTGTAAAACTAAAACTTTTTCGGAGTCTATTTGCAGCACATCATTGACATTAATTTTTCCGCTACTCGTAGGTTCAGATAACCGTATTGCCGTAGTAATTCCTGTAGATGCAGTTAATCCTATTCCCAGGGAAAGTTCAGTAAATGAAGTGCTTACTGAAACCGTATGAATTCCTTCTATAAATTTATATGAAGCCGTATTAATTCCGGTAATAGTTATTATTTGGTTGTTGGATAAATTATGAGCCGTAGATGCAATTCCAATTATTAAATTTCCACTTTCGATAAATTCTATATTATCTAAAAATTGCTTTGTGTAACTTACAAAACTTACACCTTTACCCACAACTTCGGAAACTGCCGCAGATAACCCTCTCCCATTAGTGGAGGTATTATCAAATATTAATCTATCGTCAACTTTATAGTTTTGTCCTCCATCCTTTACA